GGGAAATCCCCTCCACACCTTTGTTTTGTAAATTGCACTTCGATTACATTTATGCCGCTTAATGCCGCCTCTACCGTAATCGAAAAGATTACGCTTTAGCCGTCATTGCGCCATTTATTTAATTAAATGTATTTTTGCAGAAATATAGTTATGCTCACTATATTACTTAAATTTTGCTACCCCCTTTTATACTATTTTCGCCGAGAGGCTCTAACGAACATGATATCGAAAATTATAGTATGTTAGAACACTTATTCCGAAACCCTCCCTAATTTACGGGACTAAGTAAGGTAAGTTTATATGCCACAGGACATTGTTTTTCCTTTAGCTAGTTGTCAGTTAGTCTTTAAACTGTCTCCCAAACTTTGTTGTTTCCAGGGACAAGGATAATGTTAATGCTTTATTAAGCCGAGATTATATTAACAGAATGTTTAAACAACACCCCTATCACTATGGTAAATTTTTCAAAATTGTCAAACGGATGTGCGCCTCGCGCTGCCGTAGACACGTTTAACAACGTAAAAGTTTCTTATACTGAATTTCTTAACGGTGTTCATACCACTGTTTCCCAAATAGATCTTGGATCTTTGAATGAACTTTTTGAAAACGTATTTCAAAATGTTTCTGAAGAAGGAACGAATCTAGCCCTTTCTGTCATGTCTCTTTTCTATCGTATGTATAGATTAGAAACACTTACAGATTTATTTTTTGCAGCACTTGATTTCCTCAAGTCTGTTTTCGGAGTTAACTACATTGTGGACTCTGCAAAATTTTGTTTTGATTTTATTCGAAATAACATTGTACATTTGTACAACAAATTGATATTATTATCACCTATTACTGAATCATCAGTTCATATTCTGAAAGATATGAAATCTAAAATGAATGTAGTACTTAATAGCGAGATTGTATCCGCTATCAGAGACTTTGTTTTAGCTTTAGTAACTTTTCGCATGTTTAGTCGCGAAACTGCTACTAAAATTACTCGCACTATCGGACCTGCTAAACCAGCTTCAGTGTGCGAATTAGCTGAAGTTTGTTTATCTTCTGCTATTGCTGTTGTGAACTTTTCTACTCAAATTTCTCAGGGCTGTACCCTGTCAGAAATATTTTGTAATAAAGATCCAACTGCTACTTTTATGTCAATCTCAGATGAATTAGATTCTCTTCGAGATTTGACATACTCCGGTCTACCTGTAGACGGAAAAGTATGCCGCCGTGAATATTTATCACGTGTAGCTGCTGCTGTTAAGGACGGTGAATCCATTTTGGATTCACTTCCTCGACATGCGCCTCAAAGACGAGGTATTGAATTTTCTCTTAAGAAAGTTCGTCTTATTAAATCGCAGTTCATCAATATGATGACAGCTGAGTCCAGACCAATGCCATTTTCTGTATGCCTTGAAGGCATGCCAGGTATTGGAAAAGGACTTTTAGTTGATTATGTATCTATGATTTGGTCAAACGTCAAAGGACGAGAATTTGATCATACGCATGTATACCATCGACAAGCCACAGAGGAATATTGGTCAGGATATGAACCAGCATCCAAACCAATTATTCACTACTCTGAACCTGGTTCTTTGAACCGAAATATTGCTAAAGCTCGAGGAGATCCAGTTATGACTGAATTTCTTTCCGTAGCCGATAATCAACCGTATATGTGTAATATGGCTGATGTTGAATCAAAAGGAAAAGTTTATGCTTTACCTGAGTTTTTAGTTATGGATTGTAATGATCCTACCATGAATCTAGATGTTTTAGTTAATAATCCAGCTGCTGTTCGCCGTCGAATTCTATATATAACTCCTATAGTTAAAAAAGAATTCGTGCAGGAAGGAACTTGCCGCATGGATCAAGCTAAATCTTTGGCTTCAGAAACACCTAAATTAGACCGATGGAATTTTACTGTTTACAAAATGGAACCTCAAAATTGTAAAGAGTCAGCCACCATCAAACTTCTAGATAATGCTTCAATTTTTGAATTATCTGATTTCTTACGAGATATTTTCAGACAACATATTGAACAACAAGAATCAAGATGCAACATTTTAGCTGGGGAAAATATTGAAGATTATTTCTCAAAAGTTTCACTAGAGTCAAATGATATTACGCCTCCTACTCCGGTAAGGAGAGACTTTGAATTCGCTTCTGTTAAGTTTTTCGAGACCACTCTAGAAATTTTTTGGTTTGGTTTAATTGCTATGTTTTGGTTGAATGTTACTGTATTTACAATTTTTGCTGCAGTATTTGTATGGTTATGGCCACAGAATTTCTTTTTCAAAATTGCTAGTTTGATTGCTTGCAAATCACGCATATCTTACAGTCTTGATCAATACAATTATTGGTGGAATTTGTTCCGAGCTTCTATAGGTTTGTCAAACAACTATAATGCTCGTCCACCTCCTTCATATAAGATGATGAAGTATGTCGCTGTATTAAGCGGACTTTTACTTCTTATGAAGGGCTTTCGAACAATGTCTTACTTCACTGAAGGATCAATTGTCTCATCACAGAGAAATTGGTCTGAAGAAGAAGTCGACAGAAAGATTTCAGAATTTGAAGTCTCAAGCAAATGTAATTTGCCACCTCCACGTTCAAAAAAAGGAAATGGTATTGACTGGGAATCCGTAGTCAGACCATCTCCTGTTCTTATTAATCAACAAGAACAAAAGAACGAAGCCGACAAAATTGTTAGCACTGTCTCAAAAAATGTGAGAATAGCTCAAATTCATGGAAGACGCGTTATAGAAACTCGTGTTCTTGGACTTTTTGAAGATTATGCCCTTGTCAACCGACATTCTGTTTGCCACGATAAAAATGGTGTTTGGAACGCTGTTATTAAAGTGAACGAAGAACATGAAGTTGGAGTTGTTAAGTGTCAATTTGATGAAGATGAGATGTGTCAAGTTGATGGAGATATTTGGTTACTTCGCTTGAGAGGCGCCAAATTTCGAGATATTCGATCCTATTTCGCAACTGATTACGTTTCACCTGCTATCTATGGAAACGTTGGTTATATTGGAGGACAGAAGGTTATGGTTAAACCTTCCTCACGAATTGTCGCCCAGGATAAGAACTGGGGTCCTGTTCCTGTAGATAAACCTTTGGCTTATCAATGGGATCAGCACGCAGTTGGACTCTGCGGAACACCTCTTATCATGGAATATTCCGGTGGAAGAGGTGTGGTTGGCATTCACATTGCCGGCTCGCATAGTTCCACAGCTTACTCACAATCAATTAGGCTTGATGATATTATTAAAGCTTTGAATTCTCTTGAGGAAACTACATGCTCCTTAGGAGTTAATTCAGAAGGTAAACTTAGACTCCCTGCAAAAGTCGAGAAAATCGGTCCAGTTACCGAAAGATCTCCTTTGCGATGGGAACAAGTTGCTGGTCTTTCCATTTATGGAGGACTTTTTGGATATAGACCAATGAAATTGGGAAAATCCAAAGTTCTGAGCACTGCTTTTATACATCATGCTAAAGACTTAGTTGGTGTGAGTCCTTTCAAAGATGGAAAACCTTTATATGCTTCCCCTCCTTTCACACCTGGGTTTAATCCAAATACAGGTGAATATCAGGCGCCATATAATCATTTTGTTAAAAAATGCGGCGTAATTAAAGAGAGTTTGCATCCAAAGATCTTACGTAAAACTATTGATATGGTTACAAAACATATCATTACAAATTTACGACAAAGGGGAGTTACAACCCTTTCTCCTGTTACTATGGAAGTAGCACAGAATGGTTCTCCTGATGATTTTTACATGCGAAGCATGAAGCCTTCGACTTCTGGAGGCTGGCCTTGGCCAGGCGCCAAGAAGAAGTACTCTCGCGAGTGCTGTCTTGATTTCAAGAAAGATGCATATATGCCTCTTTTTGATGTTAAAGAACAAGTAGTTGAACAGTTGTCTGCATATCAAAGAGGTGAAGATGCTTTACCACTTTTAGGAGCTCAATTGAAAGATGAGCCTCGTGCTTATAAGAAGGTCGTAGACAGAAAAACTAGAGTTTTTTGTATGTCACCTTATGAATCTACACTTGTGAATAGAATGTATCTTATGCCATTCTATACACTTATGGTTGAACATGGAGATATTTTTTGTTCATCCATTGGTATTAACATGCATTCGGAAGATGTTGGAGATCTTGTGAATCGCATGACTGAATTTAGTGATAAATTCATGGAAGGAGACTATGGTGGATATGACACTAGTATGCCATATGACATTGGTCTCGCCGCGAACTCTGTAGTTTATAATGTATGCAAAAACATCAATTATGATGCTTTTGCACTTAATATGATTAAAGGAATATTAAGTGATAATTTATATCCTACAGTTGTTCTTCGTGGAGATGTTTTTGCAGCTCCCGCACTTCAGCCAAGTGGCAAATACGCTACTGCTGAAGATAATTCCCTTCGTGGACTAATTTTATTAGTTTACGCATGGATTAGTGAGTGCACTCAATTTGGACATTCATGTACCGGAATGGCACGCACCACTAAATTCACACCTGAAGATTTCTTTATTCAAGTGTGTCCCGTAATTTACGGAGATGATATGCTTGCTGGCGTTAAACCAGAAGCACAGCATTTCTTTAATAATAATAATTATCAAAGATTTTGCAAAACAGTATATGGATTAGATTTCACAAATGCGAAGAAAACCTTAGAAATGTCCAATTTCCTAGAGTTTTCTGATACTTCTTTTCTTAAAAGGAAGTTTGTGTTCCGTGAGGATCTTAAAGTTTGGGTCGCTCAACTAGAGTTGGAATCCATTATGAAATCTATTTGTTACTATCTACCCTCAAAATCAGTGTCTAAGGACGATCAATTAATTGATAGTTGCACTTCAGCATTGAGGGAGTTATTCTTCCATTTAGAAGAAGATGAATATCACATACGCCGACTAAAATTTGCACAAATATGTGCTGATATGTTTGGTCGAGACGTGGAGGATATTCTAAAGGTATTTCCACCTTTTGGTTCAATAAAAGAATCAATTTATGGGAAAAGCCTTCCGTGGTTATAGAACAC